TAAAACATTTTTTCAAAAAATCTATTTAGACGCAGGTGGTAACATGGTTATTCAACTAGACGACAAAGTAGGAATAAGTGAAAAAGGAGAAAACCAATACAAAACATTTAAAAAAATGCAATTAACAACAGAAGGTTATTTAAAAACAAGTAAGTAAAATGAGCGAAAACATTAATTCACAGTACGACTTTTTCAAGAAAGTAAATTTAGACACAGAAGGAAATTTAATGGTTTCTGTTATTGGTGGTGGTGTCGCTAAACCGTTCGCTTTCACTTCTGACAACTACGCAGGTTTAACGTCTTTAGTTGGTATGGTAGAGGGGGACTTAGCTTATGTTGTTAACTCGCAAGGGACTCAATGGCTTCCTTCTACGTTGGGCGGTTCTTTTTATCCTAATGGGGTTTATATATATGCAAATAACGTTTGGGCTTCAGACAGGAACTCTATTTCTTACGAGTTGTACTTAGACGAATATAGATTGACAGACTTAGAAAACAGAATAGAACTAACTAACGGTGTTAAAGGAGAAATAACAGTTTCTAATTTAGGTGAAACGTGGAACATCAACACGCCTGAAGCTACACAATCAGAAGTTGAAAGTGGTACCTCTACAGATATTAAGCGTTTTACACCCTTAAGAATAAAACAGGCTATAAACTCTTTGTCTATAACAGAGCCTAGAGTAGTGTCTACAGTGTCGACTGCTACTTTGATAATAAATAGTTCTACAACAGATCAAAGTATTATAACTGCACAGGCTCAGGGCTTAACAATAGGAGTTCCAACGGGTACACCTGTAGAGGGTAGAAAGTTGATTATTAGAATTAAAGACAACGGGACTAATAGGGCTTTAAGTTGGAATCCTATTTTTGAGGTTGTAGGCGTGACGCTACCAACTACAACAACGGCAAACAAAATAATTTATATAGGTTTAATTTATAATTCAGTGTCTACAAAATGGGACGTTGTCGCAGTTAAAGAACAAATTTAAATAAGTAAATAATGTATACAATAATACAAAAAATAGAATTAGAATCTCAAAATAATGTTAAGTTCTCAGATGTTGGATATACTACTAGCGATATTATTATATGCGATGTAAACAAATACTATGATTTAACTCTAGGAAGTTTTATAGGACTTAACAGAACGGAGCTAGAAACAGGAAGCGTTTTAATAGACACCTTTTTTAATTCGTCTTCGTACGTTTATGAAGCTAGGTATTTAGTTGACACTATAGAAGGGTTAGAACTTAATGAAATTACTAATATAAATCAACTTTAAATGTCTGCACCTATTAAAGGAAATGTAACAAGCATAAACCAATCACCAAACGGTAATTTTTATCAATTTACGCATAATCAAAATACAGGTAATGACGGTCTTGTTATATTTCTACTAACTATGGCTAATAGTGTAACGCCTTCAAATGCTACGTATGGAGGTGTTACTATGAATAGATTATACACTATAAACAGGGGCGGTTTATCTCAAAGAATGGCTTTCTATTATTTAGTTTCACCGCCTACTGGAAACAACACGCTTAGAGTTAATTTTAGTGGAAACCAATGGAATCCAATTTCAGTACACGTTAAAAGTTTTACGGGTTCTGGTGGTATTGGGGCTTCTTTAAGAAGTGGCGGTAGTTCAACGCCTCACAATAGAACTTTAACAGTACAACAGGACGACTCATTAATAGTTACAACTTCAACGGGTGTTAATCAAATACTTACGCAACAAATACCAACAGGAAGCAATAAGACATTTGTAACTCATAACACAAACAGGCAAGTATCTGTCGGTGCTATTTCTTCAGACGTTGGCCACAGTACAGGCGTTGTTAATCTTAGAGCCACCGCGACTTATGGAAATTTAACACTAGATAGAACCGAAATAAAAGGACTAATAAACTCACCGCCTTCTAGTGGTTCTAGTGGTGACTTTTTCTTATTAATGTAATTTAAACTAAACAAAATGATAGATAATTTCAAAGTAAAAGACGAGTGTAGTTTTGAACTATACCCTGAAATCAAAGAAAAAGTAATACTAGACGCTTTAATAGGTGAAAGTATAAGACACAATTTACCTGAAGAGGTTATGCCTGTATTAATTGAGTCTTGGAATAGTAGATTTTGGATTAAAGACGGCTACGATGGAGCTACTATAGTACCCAATAAGAAGCATCCTAGTATATCAAATTTCTTTCACGATTATTTTTACCGCAAAGGCTTCGCAAGTTCTTACAAAAGTGGTAAAATGGTTGATGTTATATACAAAAGAATGCTAAAAATGACAGGTTATAAGAATAGCGAGTCTAACATTAGATACGGTTTTCTACGTGTGTTTGGTAGCTTCTTAAGAATAGGTCATAGAATTAAAGGAAACAAGAGTAAGCCTAGTATATATATGATTGAACTATACAACGAATTGAAATAAACCCAAAATGGCAAAAAAAAAGATAGTAGTTGAGACTAAATACACTGTTAACGGAGCTGAAAAAGTAGAGAAATCCTACAAGGCAGTTGGTGACGAAGCTAATAAAAGTGCAAAAGCTACAGATAAGCTGAATAAAAACGCTAATGCTTTTGGCGATACAATGCCTGGCAAACTAGGTGTTATTCAAAGTGGTTTTATCGCCTTGAAAAGTGGTATAATGAAAGCCGTAATGGGCTTTAAAACGCTTAGAGGTGCGGTTATGTCTACAGGTATTGGCGCAGTTGTTATTCTTTTTGGTGCTTTAGCTCAGTATTTCACAGATAATGAAGAGGGGGCAGGTAAATTAAAGCAAATCACTGCACAATTAGGCGTGGTTTTTGGAAACATTACAGATGTAATATCCGATTTCGGGAAGGCTATATTTGAGGCTTTCTCTAATCCTAAACAAGCGGTAAAAGACTTATGGCAAGCGATTAAAACAAACTTACTAAACAGAGTCGAAGGAATGTCTAAGATGTTTTCGGCTTTAGGTAATGTTGTTAAGTCTGCTATGGATTTAGATTTTGAAAAGTTAAAGAAGGCTTCTAGTGAATTAGGGGAAGCGTATATTCAAACTGCTACAGGTGTAGAAAATCTATCTGAAAAACTAGAAGCAGGTTTCAAAAAAATAAAGGATTTCGCGAAGGAAACTAATATCGAAATGGCTAAGGCTAAACAACTAGAAATAGATAGATTAGCTTTAACAAGGTTTGAAAGAACGGCAATAGTAGACAAAGCAAGGGCTGAGAGGGATATGATGGGTCTAAGGCTTAAAGCTAGGGACGAAGAGAACTTCGCTACACAGGAAAGACTTGGATTTATGCGAGAGGCTAACAAGATAGCTGAGGAACAACTAGCAAAAGATTTGCACGTCGCTAATGAAAAGTTAAGAATGAGAACTGAGGAAAACACTTTCAGCAAATCATCTAAAGAAAACTTAGACGAGGAAGCTAAATTGAAAGCTGAAGTTTTCAGGATAGAGAAAGCCAATTTCTCAGAACGTAAAAGAATGAAGTCCGAAGAACAAGCGTTAGTTAAACAACAGTTAGCTAAGGACTTAGCAGAGGTTAAAAGAAAAGAAGCACTAGCGAAAAAAGAAGACAAGATTTTAAAAGACAGGGCAAAACTTTCTATTGAATTACAAAAAGATAGTTTACAAAAACAAATTGATTTAATAACTTTCAACGCTGAACAAAAAAGACTGAAGCTAAAAGAGGAAGGTGTACTAACTAACGAGCTAGAGAAACAACTAGCAGAAAAAACGGCTAGAGATATACAGGCAGTTAAAGACAGTGCGTTAGCTACTGAGTTAGCAAACGACAAAACAAGTGACGAAGCAAGTAAAAAATTAGCAAAAGAAACCGCAGACTACAAAGCAAAAATAGAAGGTGCATTAAATACTCAAATCCTTAATTTTGCTAGTTCTTTATCAACTGCACTAGGGCAAGAGAGCCAAACGGCTATAGCTATTCAAAAGACTGTAGCACTAGCACAGATTGGAATAGATACGGCAAAGGCTATATCTTCATTGACTGCGGTATCTAGTGCTAACCCATTAAACGCCGTTACTTTTGGTGGTGCAGGTGCTATTCAGTACGCTACGGGATTACTACAGATAGGGTCTAATTTAGCACAAGCTTATAGCCTATTAAAGCAACCCGCTCCAACTTTAAGCGGTGGCGGTGGTAGTGGTTCAGCACCTCAGACGACACAAACATCACCCGACTTAGGATTTAAAGGGGATAGCGCGAGCGGTACTTCTTTTGGTTCTCAAGTAATTAAAGCGTATGTAACTGAAAGCGATATAACTACGTCACAAAACAACGCTTCTAACACCCAACAACTTAGTCAAATAGGTTAAACATTTATAAACGATTTATATATTAAGTTATGGAAAAAAAGATATTAATAGAATTATTTATAGACGAAGCAGACAAGGAAAATGGTTTAGACATTATTAGTTTCGTTTCTGCACCTGCTATCGAAAAAGACTTTATGCACTTTAATAGTGAAGTAGATAATTTTAAATTCAAATCTACAGACGAAGAAAAAAGGATAGTTACAGGCCCCGCAATGATACCTAACCAAGAAATAGTTAGAATGGACGCTGAAGGAAAACCGTACTTTGTTTTCTTTACTTCTGAAACTATAGAGAAAGCTCAGGAAGTATTTGCGAAATATGGTAAAACTAAGGCAACTAACTTTGAACATGAAGAAAGTAATTTAGAAGGCGCTACAGTTGTAGAATCTTGGATAGTTAAAGACCCTAAAAACGACAAATCAAATGCTTTAGGTTTCGATGTTCCTGCAAATACTTGGATGGTATCTTATAAAGTAGATAATGAAGAACTTTGGGCCAAAGTAAAGAACGGTGAAGTTTCTGGTTTCTCTATTGAAGGGGTGTTTTCTAAGAATGTAGTACAGATGTCAAAAGACGAAATAGATTTAGATATTATTGAAAAAATAGTAACTAATGAAGACCTAACAGAGGAACAAAAATACAATGAAATCTCTGTAATCATTTCAAAATTAGTGTAATTGGAACTTTTTTACAAAACATATATATTAAGTTATGGATAGAAAAAACTTTATTGATAAAATTAAAACAATGTTTTCCGAAGTGGAAGAGGTTGTTGCGGATATTCCTACCGAAGAGGAATTCAAAGACATTACAACTGAAGAAGGCGTAGTTCTTAGAACTTCAGAAGTTGGATTAGTCGAAGGTGAAAAACTAGAGGTTGTTAGCACTGACGACGAAGGGGTTGAAACTGTAGCTGACGCGCCTGAAGGTGAGTACATGGTAGAAGGTAAAACTATTTCTGTAGGTGCTGAAGGTGTTATTTCTAGCGTTGTAGATTCTGAGGTTGAAGAGCCAAAAGAGGAAGCAGTAGTAGAAGAGGAAATGTCTGAAGCATTACCTAAATGGGCTGAAGCATTAGTGTCTAGATTAGATTCTATTGAATTAGCTAACTCTAACATAGCAGAATCTATGTCTGCAATTGACGAACTTAGCAAAGTAGTTTCAACTATAGCAAATCAACCAGCTGAAGAGGAAATCAAATTAAGCAAATCGGTAAGCGCAAAACAAAAGAAGGCTAATTCTAGGGACGAAAGGTTAAAGTTTTTAGCAAAAAGAAAGTAATAAATAAATATTAATAATTAAACAATAAGAAAATGGCATTAGACGTTTCAGGATTATCAGTTTATACTGACGAAAACAAATTAGACTTGATTAAGAAATCAATCTTAGAAGGGAGAACTTTAGAATATGTAACTATTCAACCCGACATTAAATCAAGTGCAACTATTAACATTATCGACTCTACTTTAGTAGGTCAGGCAGGTGCTTGTGGTTTTGCTTCTAACGGTACGACTACTTTAACTCAGAGAACTCTTTCTGTAGCTCCTATCAAAGTTAACGAATCTATTTGTGTAGATACTTTAGAATCTTACTACACACAAAAAATGATGAATGCAGGTTCTTACAATGACTCTATCCCTTTTGAGCAAATCTTCGCTGAAGACAAAGCAGAAAAAATAGCCGACATGATAGAAACTATCTTGTGGAAAGGTGATACTTCAGGTTCAGGAAACGTAGCTCTAGCAGATGGATTATTAAAAGTTATAGATGGTGCTTCAGCTGTAGATGGAAATGTCGACGGCGTAACAGTTGCAACGGGAATTACCTCTGCTAACATAGTAGATATTATCGACGGTTTAGTCGACTCTATCCCTGCAGATGTTATCAACGCAGACGATTTAGTTCTTTTTGTAGGTTATGACAAATACAGAACTTACGCAAAGGCGTTAAGAGATGCTAACCTATTCCATTACAACGGAGCTGAAAACCAAGGACAAGAATTTTCTCAAATGGTTCCCGGAACTAACGTGAAAGTCGTAGCGGTTAAAGGATTAAACGGAACTGACAGAATGATCGTTTCTCGTGTTGCTAACCTTTACGTAGGTGTTGATATGTTAAATGACGCTGAAGATTTCAGTATCTTTTATTCTCAAGACAACGACGAAGTAAGATTCATTTCTAAATTTAAATTAGGTGTGCAGGTTGCGTTTCCTGAGTTGTTAGTTGAATTTACTTTAGTACCTTAATTAATATTTAATAACAATTTTAAAAAGGGGTTTTGGGTTATTCCTTAGCCCCTTTTTTATTTATAAACAAATTAAAACAAATTAAAAATGAGTTGTATTTTAACAAGTGGGATTGCATTAGGTTGCAAAGACAGTTTAGGCGGTATTAAAGAAGCGTATATATCTACGTTCTCTAGTACTACTACTTACACGTATGATGCTGATGACATTATCGACACAGTAACTAATGGCGGTAACTTCTTTACTTTTGCACAAAGAAATGAGCAAGGTGAATTTACGCAAACAGGTAACCATTCTATTGAGAACGGTACTAATTTTTGGTCTCAAATGGTAAATTTAATATTTACTAAAAATGATGCTGACAACAGAAACGTATTAAAAGTACTTGCACAATCTACTTTATTGATTATCGTAAAAGATCAAAACAATCTTTATTGGGTAGTTGGTGAGTCTAACGGAGCGGACTTAACTGCGTCAACTGTAGGGGCAGGAAAATCTTATGGCGACCTTAACGGTAGTACTGTGTCTTTCGAAGGTAAAGAAAGCGCACCTGCTAGACAAATTAGCCAAACTGCATTTGATTCTTTGACAGTAGCTTAATATTATTTAATCTAATTTAAAGGGGACTAGCTTAATTGTTAGCCCCCTTTTTTGGTTTAATAAGTAAACACATTAAAACGTGTTCTAACAGTCTTTAAAAGCCATTAAAACGGGCTTTTACTTTGGTGTTATTTAATAAACTTAATTTTTTGAGTAACATCTAAGCCGTTAAAAGACTCATTAACAAATCCCCTGCGTCCTAATTTAAAGTTGTTCTTGATCCAATTACTCGAAGGACTTAAAGCAGGATAGTTAAAATAATAAAAGTCGTCAGAAGTACATAAATCGAATAATGCTTGATGTGAGTCACCCTTACAAAATATAATCAATTCAGAGTTTTTATAAATCTTATTTTGTTTACAGTATTGATCTATTTTGTCAGCTCCTTTAAAATCTAAATGAGGTTTAAAACCAAACTTCAAGGATTTGTCATCTTTACCGTGAGTGATTACGAAACAAATATCGCCAACAAAATAATGGTTAATAAATTTCCTATGATTGGTTACCGTAACATTTTTGAACTGTAATTCTGCTATTTGTTTAAATGCTTCGTTAACAAAATAACCGAATGCACCTGAATGGTTGTCATTACAAATGTTATTGAAGTTAATTTCATCGTAGTTACCAATCAAACCATAAAGTATTTTTAACTTAAACTCTAAGGCATAATCGAACGCCTCTTCATTAGTCATATTTTGAGGCAAAGCGTGTCCCCCTCTAGTAGTTTGAGCGTTAAAGCCATCTAGCAAGTCCCCTAATTCGTCAATATAAAGTATTTTACTTTCTTGCTCTAGTATAGTTTTATCTATTACTACCTGCGCAGTCTTTAACAACTCTTTTTCATTCCATTCCCCTTTATACATAGTGTTATTATCTATGTCTGTGTCCATTCCTACGTGTACGTCAGAAATGATTAGCTTATCGAAGTCTTTAGAACCAAGTAAAAGCGGTTTATATTCAAAGTCTAAGGGCTTAACATACTTCTCTATTATCTTTTTAAAATCGAAACTTTCAACGGCTTCTACTACGGTTTCTTTTTTCGGTGCGTATTGGATCCATTGTTGGCCCGTAGTTTTAGAAGTACTAACTTTTATAACTTCGAAATTCTCAGGAACCTCAATAGGTTTACTCTGTAGTTTTTCAGTACTAGAAATAACTGAACCGTTTTTGTCTAACTTCTTAATAGTTTCTACAAACTTTCTTTTATTGGGTGTCGTTCTTAATCTTAGTACTTCGCTGAACTGGTCTTCAGTAACTCTGTATCTATTTTGATTTCTACCCTTTGCGTCTTCTTTCACTTCAAGACCTAAGAACTTTGCTTCTGTCTTATTTAACCACTTAATTAATTTACTCATGTTGTTTTTTTTATATGTTACTAAAGATAAAATACATTACT